TGGGCCAACTTCATCTACCTGGACCAGGCCGAGCGCAAGTTTTTCGCCGAAAACTCGCACGACCTGCTCATCCACCAGATCCAGCGCATACCCATCGGCAACCAGCCGGTTCAGGAGCTGGCACTGGCTCACCCAGTCAAGTACATCGCATGGCAGTCCAACAACTACACGACGGTCTTCCAGAACGGCAACAACTCGGTCTCGGCCGCCAACTACTACCTCAAGACCCAGATCAACGGCGTGGATGTCGGAGAGTACAAGTCTCTGGCCCAATACACTGAGGTGCCCCAGTACTACAACACGCCCTACGGCTTCATCCACAACAACGCCGTGGCCAACGTGGCAGTCATCAGCTACTGCCTGGACACCTCCAAGAATCAGCCAACCGGCACGCTCAACTTCTCCCGCCTCGACACCTACCGCATTGTCTGCCCAGTGCAGCTGCCCAACGGTCTGCTGTCGCTGACCAACCCCAACGTGGCCAACCCCTACCTGTACGCAGTGAATTACAACGTGCTGCGCATCCAGAATGGCCTCGGCTCGCTCCTGTACGCCAACTAAATAGCTGCCTAGTAACAAGATGCCACTGTGGCTCTGGATACTTCTTGGCATTATCGTGTTTTTGATTAGTTATGACAAGCGTAGCGGTAATCTCCAGAATTTTTTTGGTCCGGAGATAGTAGTTGAGAGTCATGGAGACTCGAGAAAGGCACAAAGCAGTAGCGATCCCGATGAGTAATGTTGATGGCGTGCCCCACTTTCTGGTGGTGCATGACAGGAGGTACCGTGAATGGACCTTCGTTACAGGCGGGTGTCGCCGACGCGAGATCTTCAACCCACTCAGGTGTGCGGTGAGAGAGCTCGAAGAAGAAACACGAGGAACGATCAACCTGAAGAGAGGCTCCTACGCCTACTTCAAGTTTTCGACCAATACCCCTGAACCACGGGATCTGGAGGATGGCGTGGATGTGCTCAACCACTACCACGTCTATGTCTTTGACCTGCCAATGACCTCGATCGAACACCGACACATAGTTCGGCGTTTCGACGAGGAAAAGGAAAAGATGGAGGGGAACGTCGTGCCGTTCCGCAAGAATTACGACGAGAATGACGCGTGCGAGTTCGACACTCTCGAGGGAATTGAGAAAAGAGATAACCTGTGGCCCATGATCAGAGCACACGTCATAAAGAATCCTGAATTTATCCAGGCAATTAGGGCCAGAAATAAGACCCCATTTAATTTGAAAATTTAGCGAGTTCTATTTTCAGAAAAGTATTTGATCAACGAGTAAAACAAATACAAACAGAAAATACCACCCAAGACTGATGGAACTATTATGTATGCTGGATTGCTCATACTGTCAGCATTCTTGTTGGGGACCTTAGCAGGCTCTGAAGTGGCTGTCGCGGAAGCTGGAGCAGACGCCGTCACAGTTGGGGTCGGTTTGGGCTGTTCAGCTACAAAGAGTTCCTTCATTAGGATAAACGCGTAAAAAAATATTCAAAAAGAAAATGACTTGTATCAGATGACTCCCAGCAAGCTCTGGTATGCTCAGAAGCTCGCGACCCTCCGGAATGACGGCTCAAAGCCAGAGGATCTCGCAGAGCAGATGACCATTCGCAGATTGTGTTACGAAATTGAAAAGATCGAGGAAGAGGCGCCCGAGCCCGAGGCGGCACCCGAGCCAGAGCCCGAGGCCGCGCCAGCCCCACCCAACTCTGAGAAACTGAAGAAAAAGAAGGAAAAGGTTAAGAGTTTTTGGTCTCGAATTATTCTAGAGTCGTCATCTTCTGAGTCGGATTCTGACTTAGAAGAAAAGCCCTCTAACTAAGTATGAATCAATGGTCCGTGCCAAAGGCACCTGGTACCCACACCCTCATGGATGGGGGGATCCTCTTTGTTCCAGACAACGAAAGTAAGGAATTCTTCCGAGTTTATATTTCCAATGTAAAATCGGGAAAGAAACTGTATGTCGTCGAACAGAAGAGTGAAGTCTTCAAGTTTTTCGTGGATCTCGATTACAAGGCCCAAGAAAAACCAAGTGATGAATTTATTCTGAAAATTTGTGGGGCTATTCACGAGGCTCTTGACAGTCCTGGCAGATGCTGCATCGCCCGGACGCCGACACGCCCAGTGAAGGAGGGGCTAAAGACGGGGGTCCATATTCACTGGCCTGATCTGAAGGTGACCAAGGCCCAGGCCATATCTAACCGCGCCAAGATCCTGCTGTCCTTGCCAGAGTGTCAGATTGACTGGAACTCGGTGGTGGATTCAAGCGTGTATGGCGGGTCTGGACTCAGGATGCTCTGGTCGCACAAAAAGCCGTCTGGGGACCCCTACATCCCGTGGAAGCAGCTCGACGGGCCGGACTTCCAGAGGGAGCCCAATGCAGACGTCCTCGAGCTGTTTTCGATCAGGACGGACCTCAAAAAGGCTGATTCGTTCGCTCCGGACGTCAGCCTGTCGAGCGAGCCCATCGAGGAGTTTATTCAGCGGTACATGCGCGGGCAGAGGCGCACAAACGTCAAAAAGATCCAGAGGATCGAGGACGGGTCGGACGCGTGGTATGTCCAGTCTGACTCCAAATTTTGTGAGAAAATTGATGACGAGCACAGGTCTAACCACGTGTGGTTTATGATCAGTCGGGGTCGCATCTGGCAGAAGTGCTTCAACGAGGAGTGCAAGTCGTTTTCAGGGACAGAGTATATTCTTCCTCCTAGTATAGTAGATGAAATCGTTGTTGTTGGTAGCCCTCCTCCTCATTCTTTTCTGGATATTCTATCCGAGAGAAACACGGGGGAAATTCCAGAGGTACGAAGCCAGAGTACATCCCTACTCTGGTCTGGACCCGACGAGCTGGAAAAGATTCCTCAATAACATGTCTATTTTTGAATCAAAATTGGACACTGACATAGACCTGTCTGCCGACGCTCTCTATGCAGCCCTCGATGACATCAGGGACATTAGCTTGGGAATTAGACACGCGGATGATGGCCAGTATCAAGAGGACCTTGAAGCAGTGGCCCTAGAACTCGCTTACGACGGTGAATCTGAAATAAACAAAGTTGCACTGGCCAAGGGACTTCGATTCTTCCCAAAGTACTTAAACGAGACAACTCAGGAATATCCAGATTATGGACCCAGCTTCATCCCAGCCACCGTCAGATCCCACGGCCAGTGAGCCAGCTACCCGCACGCGTTCAGGCCGCGTCTCTAAGCCTCCTACGCGCTACGAGCCAGTTGAGCAGGTCGAGGACGACTACGCCACGGAGGACTACGACACGGACGCCTCGGACTCCTCTGAAATTTCAACGATTCACGAGTCTGATGATGAAATTTCAGATGATGAAGATGCAGATGAATATGGTAATTTGGATGGTTTTGTAGTACCAGATAAAAGCGAGAGCGACTCTGATGATAATGGAGCCCCCGTCATTCCTGTCAAAAAGCGACCCACCACCGGCAAACGAGTGGCCCGCGGCCGAGCCTGAGCGCCCTCAGATCCACGCCATGTACGAGCCTGAGCGCCCAAAAAAGGACCTCAACTTCGAGGAACTCAAGAATAACCCAATCGTCGTTGGAATTCTCATCGGAATTGTCATTGGCGTTATCCTCATGAATATGCGCCCTGTGATTATTAACCCGACGAAGTGAGCTCCGCGTGAAAAACTTGAAATATTCAAGTAATCATATAAGCCACAAGGTTACCCGACTTTGAGTCGGTGCCGCTAAAAGTTCCTATATTTCCGGTTCTGCTCTTTGTCAGATCCTCTTGAAGGACACCAATCCACGGGTTTTCTTTAACTTGTGTATTGGGTTCCATATCGCGAAATAACTCATACTGGTTGTCGGGTTTTCCCACTCCTGGTACAGCCTCAACGTACGATTGCTCGCCATAGGCTGGAACAGATTTGGAAATTAGTGCTGGGGGGCAAAGCTTAGGTATCCGAACGTAAGCCAGCCACAGCAACAGGGCGATGATCACGAGACCGATCAGTACCCCAATCATATATATTTTACTCGGAAATTGTTTCCAGGGGAGCCTCGGCTGCTGCCTCCGCCTCCTTGCGCCGCTGGACCTCGGCCTCGACCTTGGCGTCGGCGAGTCTCACGATCTCCTCGATCGAGGCGTCTGGGAACTCCTTCTTCAGGTCGTCAATAAACTCTGAAGGGTGGGGAATTGGTGGCACATCTGGCTTGGTGTAGTACTTGGAATTCTCGTCCGAGGGGTCGATGTAAGGGAACTCGGGGGTGCCGATGGGCTTGGCAGTGGAGTCACGCTTGCGCTTCTCGAACAGAGCAGCCGCCTGCGCCTGATTCTCCTTATACTTCAACATAATCTCCTCGAGCTTGTCGTTGGCGTAATGCACGTCGTCGATCATCTCACGATTTGGTGGGATCAAAAGCCACTTGTACATATCGACCACGTAGATGTCGAACGTGGCGTCATCCTTCTGCAGGCGCTTGGCATGGGACGAAGCCTCATCGCGGGTCGAAAAGCACCCGCGAATCTTCATTCCGAGGAGCTCATTCTTCTGGGGCTGATCAGGGCCCACAAAGCTCACGCACGCAAACAGCTGGCCAGGAACAGTGATGTAGTCAGACTCGAGCGAACCCATTTAAGGTTTATAGATGCTAATCTTTTAAGTCATGGAAGAAATACGCAAACTTCACAATAAGGTGAAGAAAACTTTGATCCAAAAATGGGTCAAAGCCGGGGACAGGGTTTTGGACTGCGGGTGTGGCCGCGGGGGGGACTTTTGGAAGTGGCGTGACGTGGGGGCCAAGGTTGTCGCGATTGACCCTGACGGCCCATCGCTCGAGGAAGCTCGGCGTCGCCTGAAGGAAATCAACGCAGACATCCAAGTTGCCCAGGGTGACGTCCGAGACGCCGTGGCACTGGGCAAGTTTGATGTGGTCTGCTACAACTTTTCGATCCACTATATTTTTTCGGATCCAATTTTATTTCAAAATTCAATTGAAGCTCTAGGAGCTATTGTGCCCAAGGGTGGGTTGGTCATAGGTATAACCCCTGACGGATCCAGAATGAATTTTGAATCTAAATTCATGGACCCATTGGGGAACACTTTGGAAAAGAATGGGGACAGGCTCCTAGTGAATCTTGTGGATGGTCCCTTCTACAAGGATGGTCCAAAAGAGGAACCAATTTTGGATCAAAATTCATTCCTAAAAGCAATGAGTAAGGCGGGCTTTGTCACGATAGTATGGGACACCATGCTCGACAGACCCAACGGACACGTGTCTGATTTTTATACAAAATTTGTGTTCCGTAAAAAATACTGAGTAATTCTAGATGAGTGGGATCTTCCTTCTCGGTGCAGGGGTCTTTCTCCTGTTCGAGGCCGTCAGGTCACTCAAGGAGCCTGAATTACTAACTGAAATTAAGAGGAGGTACGACATCATCAGAACAAACCTTCCAGCCGATGCCAGGTGGAAGCGCATATGCACCAAGCGCGCCATCATTACCGGAACTGATAAGAGCTCTGGTATAGTGGGAAGCAATGTGAATAAGGGCTATGAGATTTACATATGTATTGACGGCGAGGACATAGAGTCTGCTATGTATGTGTTCCTGCACGAGCTAGCTCACATGACTGTGAGCGAGTATGATCACTCCACTAATTTTTGGAACAATTTCAAGGACCTGAGACAGGTTTGCAAGGAAATTGGGGTGTATAGCCCAGTTGGTCTCAAGGAGTACTGTGGCAAGGAGGTCAAGGATTAAGCCCGCTCATCAAGGAATTTCTTTACAAAATAGAATATAATTGCGGCGACGAGTGCGGTGACCACCATACCCGTGACCGACATCTCCCCAGACTCACCGAGGAACTTGGGCACCATCGTCGAGAGCTTTTCCTGAACTGGCTTGGAGTAGGCCAGCACTGCGGACGCACCCGCCAGGACGGCCTGGAACTGCTCGTCGGTCAGACCGAAGGGATTCTTGGAGCTCTTGCCGCCGCTCGAGCGCTCGGTGCGCTTGTTGCCGCTCTTGGCCATCATGGGGGGACCCATCACCTCATCCTGCATCATCTGGCCGGGACCAGCCATAACCTCTTCAATTGGAGTGGAAAACTCAGCCATTTGAGATTCGTCAATTTTATTTTCTGGTGATAATTGCGCTGGGTCATCCAGAAGGCCGGTTGGTGGGCCCTTGCTATTTTCATCCGGAATTGGCTGCGTGATATCTAGTCCTGCATTAGGGTCATACGACATCATTTATCCTTATCTTACTTTCTTTACAGTGACGGTTGGCGCGCCCCTTGCGCGTGCTACGGTGCCGGGCGGCGGTGCGGCGACGTGTCTCGGGTTGTAGTGACGGTTGTGGTACTGCCAGAAGGCTGGCCCGCCCACCCTGAAATTCTTGCGTATGGGCGACTTGTACCAGAAGACCATGTCCTGAATGCGGTTGGTCTTGCAGGTTGTGTCGAGCACCAGACACTCGTAGTTTTCAGTACAGGCGTCCATCACCTGACAGAACGAGTCGAAGCTCGGAAACATGCCGAAAAAGCACTTGTAGAGATTCTCGCGGTTCTGCTTGACGTTGTCGCGTAGGACGAAAACGTAGTCCGTGTTGGAGCGGATCATAGGGGTCATGTCCATGACGTACTGCGTCGTCATCATAAAGAATATGTTCCAGTGGCGGCCATTCATAAAGAGGCTGCGCATCACCGTGTCGCGCATGAAGGACCTGTCGTACATGCAGTCGTCCATCAGAATGAAGACTGGTGGGAGTTTCTCCTTGCCCACGCGCGCCGCGATCTTCTTCTGGCGGTCCATGATGCGCTCTATGGCGTCGCGGTTGTAGTCTGAATACACGAAGAGGTCAGGGATAAACTGCTTGTAGTGGCCGTTGCCGTCCTCCGTGCCTGACATGGCGATCCCTGCTGGGATGTGTTTCTTGTGCCACAGGATGTCAGTCACGAGAGTGGATTTGCCAGTACCACGCTTCCCTATAAACACACAGACCCTGTCGTCCCGCATCTTGGACGGGTCAAATTTCCTGAGACTAATAGTACTCATCCTACTTTCCACATTCAAATTTCAATTCAAAATTGGACGCGCATGATGACAAGTTAAAAGAATTTAGTTGTGAAATAGTAGAATGTCGGCTGGGTACATACAGCTGGCTGCAATAGGTCAGCAAGATGCACTAGTGACAGGTAAGCCGAGTGTTACTTACTTTTCGGGGATGTACTCGAGGAGCACTCCATTCGTGCTCCAAGCCTACGACATCCCCTTTAACGGATCCAAGATCTACTTTGACTCTATACAGACCTGTAAGATCCCGTTCAAAGGGGACGTAGTCAAAGGTTTAACTTTAAAATCAAACATGCCTTTTCTAAAAAACCCAGGTTCAGAGTGGAATTGGCCGCAGCCCGCTTCCGAGTCTGGGTTTTACCCTAGAATTGTGGTCGATGGAGTCTTTATTCGCGCACCAACTGTGGGTATCGCTTACTACTCGACAAACGTGCTTTCCCAGCAGCAGTGGATGCAAGTCGCGCCTCCGTCACCCTACACCGGTCCAACGCTCGCTTCCAAGATTGTCTATAACGCAAACCTCAACAAGTGGAGCTTTACAACAACCTCGAACATCACGGTCGAACCCAACATGGCCCCTTTCTGGGGACTTGACCCCAAGAATTTCTCAAACATCTATCCCGACGGTAATATCAATTATATATCGTCCGTCACTCTTCAGAGCAACCTGTCGCAATTCACGCTCGAGCAAGGCGGGTGGGCACGCGGTTCAGGTCTGCCAACGGCCGAAAAACGCTCAGGTCTATTTTTCGCAGTCACATCGAATATTACCCCTGCAACTTCACCTACATCCACTCAGTTCCAACTTTACACGAAAGCAGGAGACACGTCCTCCCAATATACCTTCTTTAATATATCAAAGCAGTCTTTTATCGCAACTGTAGCAGGCTCGTCATTCTCTTACCCCAGTCCGGGTGGCCTCATCCAGTTTATTCAGAGCGGAACCTATGTGCTCAGAGGAAGTATTATAGCCGACTATTCAATCTATTCAATAGGAATAGGAATAACAACTGTCGATGCTCATCCTGGCGCATCAAACTTTTTAGTCGAACACATTTTCTCCACGTCATCCAATCCAACACCTACCTTCACTATTCCATTCAACGTCACTGTTCCAGTTGGTGTCCTTACTTACGCCTACATAGATATACGCACAGTTGATAACAACGGTCTTCCCATATCAAAGATTCTTACGGGTACGCAGATAGGCGTGGGCCCTCTGGATCAGTTTTTCATCATGAGCCCAGCCACATCCACAACCGGAACGCAGCTGAGTCTCGCCAACTTCAACTCGTACCCACCGCAGTCGAGCACGTCCAACATCGTCAGTGTCCAGTCGAGCAACTCATTCGTTTTCAACAAGCTCGGCTCCTTCCTCATCACGACAGTTCTGTCATTCACGAATACAATTCTGGTAACTGTTAATCTCTACAAGGGCACGCGTGGTACTGGCACACTACTCTACAACTACACGACTTACTTCGGAACATATTCGTTCCCGTCATTCGACTTTACTATGCCCGTCATTGTCACTCAGCTCACGGACGTTTATTACATGGATATTTCATTTCAAAATGCATCAGGTATTCAGTCATCGGACACTATTATCGGATCTAACGTGAGTTACGTAACCTTTGTTCAGAACACATCCACATCCCCATCTGCATCTTACCCTGAAAATGGTCTCATGTTTTCTATAGCTTCCGGAAGCTCATTCTTGGCCCTTAACGGCAATATCCCTCTAAACAGTGGCTTTTTAGCTCCTTTGGGTTCCCCCGCCAACTTCAGCTTGGTTGGAGGCAATCTTAACTTCACAGTGGCCGGACTGTACCTTCTGCAAACAGTCATCTGTACGGATCAGGCCCTGGCCTCAATTCGCTTTGGAAATCAAATTTACCCCATCGGTGTGGGCTTGCTCCCCCCTTACTCCATGGCAGTCCATTACTACATAGCATCGGCATCTATCGCCACACCAAACGTGGTGAGCATAGGCTACACGACTTTGACTGGTGGAAGCACAGTCACAGTCTTTTCCAACACCTTCCTGTCCTTCGGTCCTCTGGCCAGTAACGTCATTGACATCTACACCTACGTGGATTCAGTCGGGACGCACCTCATCAAGCAGGCCGACCTGCGCATCGGTGGTCAGCTCATTCAGAGTCTCACAGGCGAGGCCATCGAGCTCTACAACGACCTTTACGTGCCATACGAGCAGCAGCCGGGTCTGACCCTGCTCACAGGCAAGCTCGACTACTCGAACGTCTATGACCCTGGTCGAACATACTACACCAATTTGCCTTTCTATTTCTATGGAAATACGGAGCTGTCCATACCTGTCGCTGCACTCGACCGACAGGACCTCGAAGTCCAGATCACATTCAGACCGTTCAGGGACCTGACCTATGTGTCGAATATCTCTAACGTCCAGGCCGACATCAGTGCCACGATCATCGTGGAGTACGCCTACCTGTCAGAGGCTGAAGTCACATGGATGAGACGAAACCGACTTGATTACATCATCACCCAGACCCAGGTCACGACATTTTCAGTGCCAGTCGGCTTCACCACCGGTCGGTTCAACTTGCCCTTCCTCAACCCAGTCCGTGAGATTTATATTGTGATTCAAAATTCAAACGCCCCAGTCTATGACTATGGCGACAACGGTCTCCAAAACATAGCCCTGAGCTTCAACGGTCAGGACTTCCTCAGCAGACAGGTGGTGGATGCCGGCTACCTCCAGTACGTCGAGGCGTTCAACAACTTCCTCTTTGCCCCGCGCCGCAAGTTTTACATTTACTCCTTCGCCCGAGAGCCTATGAATCCCCGACCTACAGGCACCATCAACATGACCCGTATAAAGGACAAGGTGCTCGAGATCACGACGACGCCTTACAGTAACACACGAAACATCAGGGTCTATGCCATCAGTTACAACCTGCTCAGAATTGAGAATGGACTCGCGGGCTTGCTCTTCAATTTTTAATTGAGAAATAGTAGTAGAATGGCGGGTCGTGCGACTCTCGCCTACCTGGGAGCTGATGACGTCATGTTAGTCGGCAACCCTGAAATGACCTATTTTATTGAGCGTTATTCGACATCAATTCCATTTGCAAAAAGACTCGAGGTCATCTCTTTTGATTCTCAGGTGCGATTTGGTCAGGAGACGTCTGTGGATCTCCAGAAGAGAGGGGACCTCATGTCGGCCCTTTACCTTCGTTTCAACACCCCCCCAATTCCCTCGGTGTGCGACTCTGCTATGAATTACATGATAGAATACGTAGAACTCTATTGCAACTCTCAGCTCATAGAGCGCCTCTATGGCGAGTACATAGAGATGATGAATGACATCAGGGTGCCGGCCGGGAAACAATCCACGCTCCAGAACCTCACCGCCAAGGTCTATCCATTGACTTCAACCGGTCTCAACACAACATACAACATCCCTCTGCCATTCACCTGTCTCGAAAAAGGGTTCGACATCGAAAAGAATGTAATTAACTTTAAAATTTCACTTAGAAATTCAAGTCAGTTTTCACTCCCTGTTTTCGTTTATACAGATGCTCTCGACATGTCCCTGCTCGTAGAGTACATCTATCTAGAAAAACCCATCAAGCGCGACACTCAGATATTTGAGCAGGTTCAGCGTGTTGAATTCCTCGCGACCCAGGGGACCAATTATGTCAGGTGCAAGCTAGGTCTGATGAATCTCGTCAAGGAGATCTTCATTGTAATTCAGAATGTAAATTCGTTTGGGTTTGATTACACTACAGACGGCTCTTACAACTCGGCCTCTCAGACATGGGTCAATGGGACCACCGAACAGCTTTCCAGTTTAGTTTTAAAATTAAATGGAGTCGAGAGAATTGCAAGGGAAATTGGGACGCCACTCTTCCTTAGGGTGATCCAGCCCATGGAGTTTCACACGAGGGTCCCTGACCGCAAGTTCTATATGTACTCTTTCAGCATAGACCCAGACGGGGACGTCCCAACAGGGCAGATTAATATGTCTCGAATTTTCAATCAAATTTTGGAACTAAATATGAATCCAAGTGCCCAGGCTCGTTTCATACGCATCTATGCAGTGAATTACAACTTCATAAAGGATGGACGCGTTTTGTTTTCTAATAACGAAGAGGCGGGTGTAATAGGCAATGGAATCGCTGCTTAGTACCGCAGACGACTTGCTAAGGCCTGTCATGGAGTCAGCCATAGTGCTCGCAGCCCACTACGCCAAGGCCTCAGGCCGCGACTCGATCACCGCCATGGATGTCCGGTACGGACTCATGTACGCCAGCCGGAACATAGCAGGCAAACAAACTGGATCAATTTACCCAGAAATTTACGAAGGGGACGACGAGGACTCGGACGAGGAGGACTCGGACGAGGGGTGGGAGACGGCATCAGGCGAGGACGAGGAGGAAGAGGAGGAGGAGCCTTTCAGGCGGTACGAGGGCTCGGAGGACATCCCAGCCAAGATGAATGAGTGTGCGGACACCTGGGACGCGTGGGAGCCTGAATCACCCCTCGACACGTTGCTGAAGAATGCAGTCGATAAAATAGGCGTTTAGAACAGCGGATGGAGGTTGAGGGTTATAAGCCATCCAAGAATTTCACGGTGTTCGAACAGGTTGAGGAGGAAGAGGAGGAGGAGGAGCCCTTGCCCCCCAAGGTCAAGTATTCCGTTATACTCCAGGAGGAGGAGTTCGAAGAGGATGATCCCGACGAAAATTTTTTTCCAGATAAATAGTACATATGGCAGGTGTTATCGGTTCCGTCGCCCTCCAGCTTGAGGCCCAGTCCCTGAACTCCATCGTTGCAGGTTTCTCCTTCGCCGCCGCCGTGGCATGGATGGACGCCGTCCGCTTCATGATCTCCCAGGTGGTGCAGGTGAGCAAGAATGGTGGCCAGTACTACGTGCTGTCCGCTCTCTTCACCACCCTGCTGTCTATCCTGGTGTATATGGTGCTGAAGGCCCTGGTGACCAACGTCAAGATCGCCGAGCCAAGCACGCCACTCTACGCAGTGACCCGCGCGTAAGCTCCAGGCCCCACTGGTCTGAGTTGAGGAGGCTGGAGAGCAGCCACCACAGGTCGAGTAGCTTTGTAAATTAGATACCCAGCAACTAAAATCAAAAAAAGAATTGCCAGGGTCCAACGACCCACAAGAGGCCTCGCAACCTCTTTTGGTTTCTGGACAGTGATCATGTCATCCAGGATGCGACGCAGCTCAACCATCGTCACAGGCGGAGGTGGGGGCGGCGCAGGCTCCTTTGGATACTGACAATGAATTCTCAACGTAAATGAATTCAAATTGAAATCCTGAAAATTAAGCAACTGACCCCGTGCATCAGTCCATCGAATAGTCAGCCTCGATACCTTTGGAATTGGGGAATCAAATTGGATGAATTGTTTGTAGTCTCCAGACTCTTTGAAATTCTTTATCTGTCCAGAAGCCACGTCCATGGGTATCATGCCGAAAGTGCTTCGTATGGACTGACCGTCAGTGGTCGGTCCGACCATCTTTTTGGCGTCTATCACACTTGTAGTTCTGAACTCGTCTATATCCAGGAAGACCGACTCATTCAGGGACATGTTGGATATCTGGGAGGTTTTGTAAAGGCTTCTCCCAATGTAATTCAAATTTTGATTGTAAATTGGATCCGAAGAATACAGGAAGCTAGACTTGGCTCCGGCCGTCATGCCCAGCATGGTCTGCATCTCTGACGTGGTGGCCTGGACAGTGTATGAAGAGACGTTGCTAGAGAAGAGGTACTTGCCCTCGAACTCGAGGTACTCGACGCAGAACAGGTAACCACCGGCTGCTGTGAGGGCTTGGGCCAGGCCCCAGGTTGAGTAAAAGCCTGGAGCGATGCTTATGTTCGAGGTTGCAGGGGCGAGGACGTTGGACGTGTTGGTCCAGATAAGGGCGTTTGACCCGTTGGTCAGGTTGTACATGGTGTTCGGCACCTTGGCATTCACGAGATCAACCTGGACCACAGAGTGCAGAGGGTTTGTCAGGTGCAGGGTGTATGAGTTGGCGCTCGGGTAGATGGCAGTGTCACGGTTAGTGGAATCCACATAGACGTATTTCACTGCTTGTGAATCATCCATTACTAATCTATGCTGATAAAAGTATATGAGTTCCCAGCCGCCTCAACCGACCTTGGCGTGGCAGTTTCAGTCATCGAACGCTGATTCAGTCACTGGAGTTGTACCTGATCTGAGTACGACTGGAAACTACGCAGCTCCGACGGGTGGAACGATCACGACGGTCGCTGGTCAAAGAATTCACACATTCACTTCAGTTGGAACAACAAGTATAACTTTCCTCGTTCCGGTAACGGTCCAAGTCTTGGTCGTCGCGGGAGGGGGTGGTGGTGGCGGGTGTGGAACTACCAATCAGACGGCTGGTGGAGGTGGCGCCGGGGAACTTTATTACAATGCATCATATGCAATAGCACCAGGAACATATACCGTCACGGTGGGTGCTGGAGGAACACGTGGCGTGGGAAGTACCACGGGTGCAGGTGGAGGAACTCCAACGAATGGTGGTGATTCTATTTTCGGACCCATAGATTGTAATGGCGGTGGACGTGGAGGAGCCTCCGGCGGTGGTTTAGATAATGGAGGTTCAGGTGGATCGGGCGGCGGTGCTTCACGTAATGCGACCGGTGGATCTTCCGTCAAAACTGCTTCCGGGTTTGGAAATATTGGAGGAGATTCTGCAGGAAGTTTAAGCGGAGGATCTGCAGGTGGTGGCGGTGGTGGTGGCGCTGGCGGCGCCGGTGCTGATGCAGGAGGCGGAAACGGCACGAGCGCGGCTGGTGGCGCTGGAAGAGCTTACTCGATTTCTGGAGCGAGCGTTACATACGCGGAGGGAGGCTCCGGAGGTTCGCGTAAAGGTAGCACTGACGGAGCGGCTGGTACAAATAACAGAGGTAATGGTGGTCAAGGTGGCGGTGGTAATTCATCTACAAATGGTGGTAACGGAGGTTCGGGAATAGTCGTCATATCTTATGTCTCAGCCCTATACCCTGCACCGACTTACGTCCCCGGAATATATGGACAGGCTATCAGTTTCAATAACACACTGTCGCCAGCCGATCAGGATCCTAACTGCTATGTGACGTATGATATTTCTTCATTCAATTTTACTTCAAATTCAACAACTCTAAGTTTCTGGGCTAATTCTGGACTGACCTACCCTATTGCAACTGGTAATCCAGCTTTTGTAAATATCCAGGGTGCAAGTTACAACATGATTTTCACACCTTCAGCAACTTTCCCATCCAATGTGACCATGCGATGCGCCGGGCGCGATGTGGGCACTTCAGCACCTGCTCAGACTGGTGTGTGGAATCACTACTGTTCAGTTTTTTCAAATGTGGGTTCCAGTTCCGCCAATGTCATAGCTTATTTCTATGCAAACGCGTCACTAATAGGCTCGGCAAATATCGCAATACAAAATCTTTTCACAACTTTGAATCTTGGTTGTCAAAATAATGGAGCCAATGGCGCACTGTGTTCTATCGACGACCTCCGCCTCTTCAACACGGCTCTAACGGCCTCCCAGGTCCAGACAATTTATGCGGCTCAGGGCATGCCTAATCAGATAAGCTTTAGTGGTTCAGGGAACACTGATATAAACGGTTCTGGTACCATGTCTTTTTTCTAAATACCAATAGATAACCATTCAAATTGAAGAGCCACATTCGCAGAGACTGAAAAGGCGGTCGAGGTGATTGATGCGACCCAAATATTTCCCGTTGTGCTATAAGACGTGACGAGAACTGTCGGATTATTTGTATAAGCGACTGGAAATGGGATAAATTGTGTAGTTCCAGTCATGACGTTTGCACCGCACTGAATCTGGACCGCACCGCTCGTGATGGCATACACATTTGGACTCGTGTTTGAGCCTGGTGCGTTCCAGTTGGTTGCAGAACCACCCTGACGATAGACTATCGGGGGGCACACACCAACACCCGTCTTTCCCGTCGCCACAATCTGACCGGATGATACGACTGAAGTTAAATTAGAAGTTCCCGAGACGTTCAGGGTCGCCAAGGTGCTCTGACCAGTCGTTCTAAGTGTCGTCACGTTCGCCGCTGCTATGTTGGCCGTGCTCGAGACGTTCAGGGTCGCCAAGTTGCTCTGGCCAGTTGCCGACAGGGTTCCAGCCACCACAATTGGAACATTCAGCGTGCTGTAGTTGAAAATAGTATTTGTTGAATTGGATGTGAAACCAGCCGCCACCACGTTTGTAGTGGTAACGGTGTTGGATGCTATCAGGTTGGTTGATGTGACATCAACTGTGGAATAGATGTTACCTATGACGTGCAAGTTGGCCGAAGGGGTTAGAGTACTGATACCCACGAGCCCACCACCGCTCGTGACGAGAGCGACGTTCGAAGAATCTATACGGGCCTGAACGTTATTTGAACCCGTAACAGAGGCTCCTGCCACGTGAAGTCTTGCAGTTGCTGCTGTTGTTCCGACGCCCAAAGCGCCGCTGCTTGTGATGTACATCTGTTGGGCCCCTGCACC